TTTAGATTTACCACTGAGTCTAGTGGTGGTGTAAAATGCTGGTAGTAATGCCATAATATATAATTCTATATGAAAATTAGTTAAAAGTCAAGCACTAATTTGCCAACTTAGCAACTTTTTTCTTGCTTGGTGCCAAGTCCCTTATCACTGTATCAGTGAATACCCTCTTAGATTCTAGTAATATCTTAGCATCCATCTCACTCATATGAGCCTGTTCAAATGCTAGGATTTCCAGTTCCTTCTCGGCAATCCTTGCCTTTAGCTTTTTCGCTATGTCAGTTGGGGTGTCTTTCCCAAGCAAAGATTTACAAAATCTTATTTCATCAAGTATATCAATCATGCACTCTCCTTTAGTGTATATTCATTTTTATATACGACTTTATCTGTATTCAGATTGTCGTGGTATTCATAGCCACCTTTGTAGCCATCAAACTTTCGGATCTTAATCCAGTGACCATCTTCGTTTTTAAAGAGTCTTGGCTCATGGTAAAAATAACCAGTTTCAAACTCTTTCTGGTTCTTCTCGTACTCTGGTACATAGTCGTCAGTTTTTACTGACCAGTCAAGCACATATTCTCTAGACATGCTATTAGAATATGTAATCAAAGGACTAACCTCGTCCACTACTGATTGAACATTATTAATATCAACATCATCGATGATAAAGTCGTGACCACCTTTGTACTTCCAGTATCCTTCTTCGGATACCTCGTCTACATCATAGTTCTCCATGTACTGTGTTGATATTACTAATTTCGCCATCTATATACCTCCGATACTTGACATTAAATATAAAAAGAAACTTAGAACCACTACAAGAAATAAGATATATTTTATCATATATTATCTCCGAACATTTCTTTCGCATGTAGATATAAAGCCACACATGCACAGTACACAGTAAATCCGAAGAGACCTAGCGATGCGTACAGTAAGAAGGATTCAATCATATAATCCCCATTTCAGAAGCAACTTCTGCTTCTTGGTCAAAGAGCGAACCATGCTCCTCACCTTTTTCGTTAGTGAATGCTTCACGAGCATCCATCAAAGTAAAGTATTTTTTATCGGCATAGTCAGCGATAAAGTCCTGAGCTCTCTCAGTCAACTCTAAATATAAATTACCCATTTTACTCATAATTTTTTTTCTCCTTATTAATTATTACTATTCTACTAAATTCTCTACCAAAAGTCAAGGACTTTCTTTTCAATGTTTTCAATGAGTTAGGCAGCACTCTTCTTGTACTGCCTTGCTCTCGCTTGCATCTCATCAGCATCGAAAACAGCGAAATAAGTCGGTCTTTTGACCTCTTTACCATCCTTATCTTCTGTAACACGCATTCTCATAAGAGACGCAACTTTCTGCATACCTTTAAATGCAGACCCAGGAACACCATAGTGCTTGATACCTTGCTTGAAAGTACAAACTCTTTCGATACCACCACAAGCATCAGCATTAACACCTTGGTATTCATATCCGTTAGTTATATTAATTGTCATATTTTTTACCTCTCGATCAATTTATAAGTATATTCTACTCTATTCTGACCCAAAAGTAAAGGAAAATCTGAAGTTTTTTATACTTTTTTCTTATATAAAATCAATGGCTTATAAGAAAAAAAGAGGAGTCCTTTCGAACTCCTCCTGTAGATTAGAAATTTTAGTGATTATTTCTTGGATTTTTTAGATTTTTTGGCAGGTTTGGTGTCGAGCTCGTTGCCTTGGGCATCTACTTCGACTTCGCCGATTACATTACCATCGGCATCTTCTAAGATTTTAAAATAGTGTTTCGCTGACTCTTCTTCGTCTTTTGCTTCGAATGCCTTTTTAAAGTCTTCGCTTTCGTTAGGCAATGTAGCTACGACAGTTTCAGAATTACCACCTGTTATTACTGGTGGCTTGTAGTATCTGTTTTTTACTTCTTCTAAGTCAGTAATTTCTACATCAAATACTTCCCAGTCATCTCCTACTTTAATTCCTGTAAGAGGATCTTCTAAGAATAATTGACATTGTTTTTTAGCGAACTCTAGAGTTGGTGCTATTACATTAAACTCTTGACCATTCCTAAAGATAAAGTTGTACTCTTCTTGGTTTTCATCGTTCTCCCAAGATGGTTGTGTTTCACCCTTTGCTTCTGCTTCTTGTATCTCTGCAAAGGTTTCTATAATCTTGGCTCTACCAGCATCAGTATCTATTTCACTCTCCATCTGACGACGAAGTCTTATATCCTGAGCTGTTTCGCTTCTTAATTCTGGATTTGTTGACATTATGTTTCTCCTAATCTACATGTTAATAACATATATTTAGTTAAATTAAAAAAGGTATATAGACCTTTCGGGAGGTTGCGACACAACTATTTAGTGGATCTTAAAATTCAGAACGAATTATATCATTTATTAGGTCGCCATAATTAGGATTAGTACTGAAAGACTCAAGATGATATGCTAAAATAGTAGCATCCGATCCTTTATCCCTCTCCTCTCTTAGCGACTCATAATAGTGTAAATCATTTAATATACGAACGACATCTCTTACCGAGTCGCACTTATATTGATATGCTTTTACTCCCCACCCATGCCATTCGTTATGATGGCTGACTGGTTTTACATGTGGTGTATTCTCGTTCCAGGTTCTTATCCCGAACAAGTTATTTGCTTCATTAGCGAAACGACTCGTCCCCCAACTAGATTCTAGTATGGCTTGTGCTATAATTAACTCTTTAGGGAAATGACGAGATTCAGGTTGGTTATAGTATATTCTATCAATACACTGGTGCATACTATTTACGAATGCACTCTTATCCTTTGTAACAATCTGGGGTGTTGACCAGTTTGCCATTGCTTGGGTTATTATAAACCCACCAAGGATTATCATTATAAGAAGTGGCTTAACATTAAACATAAGTCCTCCTTTCGTGACAGGACATATTTATTATATTAGAATATGCACTCTCTTAATTAAAGATACTAATTCTCTAATTCTTTTAATGTCAGGGTGTTTATCATTTAGATGTACACCCATAGCTATGGAGACTGCTTGACGAACATCACCCTCCATAAAATGTTTTCCTTCATAAACCAAGTTAAGTTCATCTTCACCATCGCCATGCTCTGTAAAATGTTTTACAGCTTTGTGCGTCATCATTAATATATTATCTCTTTCTTCGTTTATAGGTTTATTATAGTCCATTAAACTTTGAGTAATATCATGAACGAGGTCACGAGAGTTTATCGTTAATGCAGCAGCAAGACAATATACATCTCTTAGAGATCTTTCTTCTTTGGCCAAGGCAAGTAATTCATCTTTTACATCGGTAGCAAAGTATGGGCATCCGACAGCATAGTTATGAAACCACTCTGCTATCTGCTCAGGTGGTTCATCGTGTCTTTCTTCCCAGACATCTGTAATTTCTTCTACCATCCACCATCATCCATTTCTTTATTCTTTTTCTTACGAGAAAAGAATTTTTTAAGACCACCTGATAATCCCCAGAGAGTAAACCAGCTAGTATTAAATAAAAAGATAAGGAGCAGGAATACCACAGCAAAGTCAACTAGACCTGCTTGTAAATATCCATACTCCATTAGTTTGCCTTAATATGTTTCAGTGCTTCAATCATCTGTTCAGCTGAAGATACTTCGAAAGGATCTTGAATAGGACATGCTTCTGGCTCACCCCACTCTGCGTATCTTACTTTGATTTCTGCGTTCTTTACATACATGCAATATCTCCACGATCGCATACCGAAGCCACGATTCGTAAAGTCATTAATCATGTTTACACTTTTAGCAAAGTCACCATTACCATCAGGCAATGCTTTCACTTTTGTAATACCTTGTTGTTCAAACCAAGCATTCATTACAAAAGAGTCATTTACTGATGTACAGTAAACTTCGTCTATACCTAAGTCTTTGAAAGTATCATACAACTCTTCAAACTTAGGCAACTGGAATGCAGAGCAAGTTGGTGTAAATGCTCCAGGCAATCCAAACACAACGACTTCTTTATCATTAAAGATATCTTGTGTCCTTTTTAAGACCCAGTCATCATTCTCACGAATATAAAAGACTTGGTCAGTCAAACGATTTACCATTTATAACTCCTTCAGTTTTCTAAATGTTTCTCTTAAATCGAGAAAGTCATCGATGTAGTCATCCCTCTTACCATCCATAAGTTGGACTCCTTCATCTTCTACATTAATTATCAGCAACAACCTTTCAATAGGTGTTCCTGTTCGTTCTTCATACATTACAGCATAAGCTGAACACTGCATGAAATAGTCTTTGACCCATTCCCTCTTCTTTAGTTTAGCAGAGGTCTTGAAGTCAATCACTGTTAGCTTACCTTCATATTCTCCGATACAGTCAACAGTTCCTGCTGTCTTTAGATGGTCAGAGTATAGTTGAGTTTCTAAACAATGAATATTGTTAATCTTATCTAAGTATGGTATCATCACTCCGAAGTCAGCTTTACTGAAGTCGTCAGATAGATCTCCTTCGTTAAGTAAATATTTCTCAGCGAGTGAATGTATTTTATTACCACGAGCGAGTGCTCGTCTAGATATCTTACCAGCTTCTTCTTCACCAACCTTTTCTTTCCATGCTTGAATGGATTCTTGGTTGTGTAATTTAGTAATAGAAGTGACAGATGGATATTTAGCACCAGTGGGAGTTTCATAATATCTCCCACTCTTGCTATTCACTTGCACTAATTTACCGATCTCTATCGGAACATGATTAAACATTATTTCTCAATATTAATATCATTACCATTTTTATCTTTATGAAACTGCTTGTCCCATTTAGATGTATCTCGCCTATACTTATATATGATACCCTTTATTTTCTTAAAAGTAAAGGTCTTAAATTTCTTCAAGCGAGACCATAAGTCTTTCAGCACGATTAGTCACCTGTTTATGCCAGCGAGAGTCTCTACCCTCTACTGCTGCAGTTTTCCAGTCACCTGCTTCAATCGCTTTTTTCATGTTCTTAAACTTCCCAAGTCTGGGAGCTCCCATGTTAAAGCACATATTGATAAGCACTCTCTGTGCTACATCAGGATAACTTTCGATATCAGGATAAACTTTCTTGACTTCGGTGATAAATTTTTCTACATCCTGGTCAAATACTTCCCAGCAACGATCTTCACTTACAGGTGTTCCCACAGGTTTACCATACTCCTCGTCTTCATCAGTGACGAGGTGTCCGATTCCGAATGTAGGATAACCTAGATGGTCGTTGTAGATTTCAAACTTAACTCCTTCATCACGAATGAGTTCTTCCCTTAGTTTCTCTCTGTCAAACGACATAGATTTTACTCCTTAATTTTAAAAAGGTGCCAAGGATGAAAAGGATCTGCATAGACCCTCTTTGCCTTTACACCTTTAATTTCTTTTTTGCTTTTTTCAAAGCAGCAATCAACTTAGCTTTTGTTTGTCGCTTGTCTAGTTCTATACCAATCTTACGACCTAGTGCTTCGAGTTCATCTTTCGTTTTCTTTTCAAGATACTTAAAGTCATCCTTGTCGATAACTCCATCTTTATTAGTATCTAGAACAGGAAAGATTTTCGCAGCAGCACATTTTAGCCAATCAATAATCTTTTGCATACTATCTCCTAGTTTATTTTGAGTTAATTTTTGAGATCCAACCTTTTATAGTTGACTCAATCCAACTTGCCCATATGGGTTGTGGAAAGTTCCAGCCGATAAAAGCACCGACTGCTATCCAGAAAAGTATATCTAACATTTTCGTTTACTCCTTTTTGGTTTAGGTTTAGCATCTTCAGCAGTTATCTTAGCAATAATATATTCTTTTACTAAGTCACTCCTTACGATGTCATTTACTGTAAACTCGACACGAGCATAACTCTTCATATGTCGCACTATCTCCATAAAATTAAAGAGTCCCTCTTTTTCAGTTCCTCTTTTTAAATCAGTTTGACGATAGTCTCCACAAAATACAATACGAGAATGGTTTCCCACTCTGGTTATAATTGTATCAAGTTCTTCCCAGTTTAGATTCTGACATTCATCCACTATTACTACAGTGTCATCGAATGTTAATCCCCTGACGAAACTTGTAGAAGCAAAGTCTAAATTCTTTTGCGTCTGTAGTCTTTCGTATGGGTCAGGATATACCAAGTTATCTGCTTTCTTATGAAACAAGTCAGAGCATATTTGTTTATATGGCAACTGATATTGTTCCAACTTTTCTTCCAGATCTCCTGGCAGATGACCAATCTCTCTACTTTGTACAGCAGATCGAATAATCAAAACTTTTTCATACTCACCATTCAGTACTGCTTCTAATGCTTTATGTAATGCTATAAAAGTTTTACCAGTACCAGCTACACCATGAGCCATGATGATTTCTTTTTTAGGATCCTTAAAAAAACCGAAGAATTTATTTTGATTCTCGTTAAGTGGTTTTATTAATTTAAGATCCGATAATTTTAATTTCGCTTTAGCAGATACAGTATCTGCTTTTTTCGCTCTAGGCATTTTAAAATACTTCTGTGTTTATCTTACTTCCTGAATTTTTAGTCTTCACTCTTTCAAGTACATCTCTAAAACCTGTAGCATGTTTTCTACTATTAGTTCCAGATAATATTCCTGCTTCGCCAATCTTTGGTGCTGAGAGTTCAGATACCCACTCAGGATTATCTTTTAAATATTTAAGTTTATCATCATAACTGCAAAATAATTCTTTTACTTCGCCAGTCTTTTTATTCTTTACATTATACAGTGGCAACTTTTCTCTCCAAAGGTTTGCTGAGTTCTTCCCAGTTTAGTTCGTAATCACTACTTGCTTCACTATATTTCATCACTCCTAGCTTTTCATATCCAGGAACAACTTCGTCAGGAAGTAGTCCAATCTTTTTTAGGTTTGGCATTATTCTACTGAACAATACTTCTTGAAACTGTGTTTGAAATAAATTCTCTTTGGTATATTCTTCAGTCTCTACCAAATCTAAACCATATTCTTTCCATACCTCAAAAGGTCTTAGTCTATTTCTTGATACAGTACATGCTTCTAGTGCAAACTTTGCTCTATCCATTACATCTTCTTCTGATAAAGTTTTTACAAACTCGTGTAGATAGTTAATTCCAAAGGTCACATGCCTTGCTTCATCTCTTATGATATATTCTATCATTTGTTTATAAACAGGGTCTCTAGAGGACTCCTTTGACGCATTAAATGCTGCCAGAGCAAGACCCTCTATAATAACTTGCATTCCTATAAACTTAAGATCCCATCTTGGGTCGGTAAGTATTTTATCTAATAAACCTTTCAACCCTGGACCGATAGGATATTGTTTCTTAGTTCTCATCTGTATGTATTTGTTAAATGCTTCTACATGTCTTGCTTCGTCAAAGGTCTGACTTGCTGCATACAACTTTGCATTGAATGTTGGAGCACAGGAACATAGCTGACTAGCAACTAATAATGCACCTTGCTCACCATGTAAAAACTGAGATAGTGCCCAATCGTTATTTGCTTTTAAAAACTCCATGCGT